GAAATCAACTTGATATGCTAGGGTCGCACTGGGTGTCGGTGCCAGAGTAATAACTGTCCCTGAGTTTCCTGCATTTTTAGTTGAATACATTATCGGCTGACCAGTGGTTGCTGACTTAGGCCAATAATCTCTTAAATAAGAATCCACTCTGTGGTTTAAATAAATAACATTGCCGTTTGAATCAGTAATAGAGACTTGTCTTATCATCCTTGCATTAGGGACTGTGTAATCAAAATTGTTGACAACCAAGTTTGCGGCCACAACATTCCTGAAACAAGGAAGATTAGCAAGCTTCTGGAAAACCATCTCTTCAGCCTGCGCAATGATAACATCTATAGATGCTGTTAACTCTGTGGAATCATCTTCCATAAAATTTACGATATTAGCTTTTAGAGTTGTGTAGCTCATTATTCATTCCACCCGTTGATTCCCCAGCCTTCTTGGCCCCAACCAAGAACTTGTACGTCTTCTGCGCCAACCGCTCCGACACCAGCCACACCTGTCTCTGCTATGGATAAGCTAAGAGCCTCCACGCCGACAGCACCCGCACCTGCATTCCCAGACACACCTTTAATACCAATCGACGATGCATCTCCGACAGCACCTGCACCGCCAACCCCAGCCTCTGCTATTGTCAGCTCTATTAATTCTGCGCCTACGCCACCTGTGCCGCCCAAGCCTGATGGGCTAGGAACACCGCTTAGATCGATGGAAACAACACCAACACGAGCATAAGAGACTGTTCCAATTAGCTTGCGATATTCTGCAAATATGTCCCAAGTGTATGCAATCTGAATTGAAACATCTTCACGGTCTTGCCCAGTTGATCTAGGCTTGAAAAGCTGTTGTGCGTCAATAATATTCTTGGCAGGAGTTAACTGAGGATGCTTCGGCTCCCACTCATCAGGGGCAACACGCAATCCATCCCAAGTGGTCTTCAGTTGAGTATATCTTACTCTCTGGCCTCCTCGGTCGCTTATCGCATATGATTTTTTGCCTCTTGCGTATTTTGCCATGCTATGCCAAATTCAATGCTGTTGGTTGTATTCGTAAACTTACACCGTCATTATCTGAAGATGCTGCGAAATTAAATGCCCTCTCATAGAGTTCGTTTAACAGTTGGAAGCGATCAGGGGCATATTTAAGAGACAGCTTTGCTGCCAGACCTGCGGAAATGCAATCAGACCACCGATAAGGCACATCTGTATCTTGATCAGAGGAGCTTATATCATCGAGTTGGTTAACTGCCCAATAAACCATACTGTATGTACTCGTGTTAGGAACATTCCAAAAATAAATGACAGGCGTGTATTGCTTATCAAGCATGAATTGGCTTGGTTTGCCTGCTGTTGTTTTGTTAGGGATCTGGTTGTATTCAGAAATTGTCACTCTATTAATAGTTTGGTCTGTTGAGCCTTCCCTAATAACAGCATCTATAATATCAATCGTTCCTGCTGGGAGTTCATAAGATGCTGTGCCATTGATAAGAGTAAGTGTCCTTTGGGTGACAGCCCAATAGTTGATCCCTCTGTTGGCAAATTCTGAAAATAATAAATTTAAACTCCGACGAGCGGAAACAGCCTGATCACCTGTTCGAGTTTGCGGATCAATCCCGCAACGCTCATAGGCCTCAGTTACAACTTCTTCAACGTCTGGTCTAAATGCTACTGTTCCTGAAAGTGCCATTAATTTACCTTATGCAAAAAAGACATTTGCTAATACAACCGTTGCAACTGTGTATCCAACAGCCAGCCCACTTTTAAACAACAAGCCTTCGTCTGGGATAGTATTGTCTACTGTGGAATTGTCTGTTCCGATTGTTTGAGCTTTAAAAATAATTGTCCCATCTTCTGGGGTGCCATTGTAGAAGTCAACTAAACCAGCAGTTCCTGCTGAAACAATTGAGTATCCTTTTAAACGAGTCCGACCACCACCAGCAACTTCACTTGCACACAGCGAGCCAGACCCTACTGTGATGTTTGCAGCATACTGAGCAGAACATTCTACTGCACTAACTGTGACAAATAACTTAGCACCCGCCACTGCTTCAGCAGAGCCTGTCGAAGTTATAACTTCTGTTATAGCATTTCCGAAAACATCTGTCCCAGTAATAGTACATGTCTTATTGTTGTCGCCAGTCCCAGCTGTCGTGACAGTTACGTTTCTAGCACCGCCACCTAAGAAGGTAGTCGCTGCCATAGTCGCTGATGTATTTGGTCGAGCTACTGTAACCAACCGATCTGGATCAGCTGCATTTTCATCAGCTATGAATTTGACTTGTACGTCTGTTTGTATGCCCATTTTAGTCTCCTATGGTTGTAGGTGGGAGCCGAAGCTCCCGACCAAAATTAGCCATTATCAAAATCTACATTCATGCCAGTGATGCGAATCCAAATTTTACCAGCACTGTATGCTGCATTTGTAGCAGCACCTTGAACTAGATAGATGAACTTTTTAGACAAAGCCGCCATAGTAGAACCTGCGTCAACAGCGTTGTAGTAACCTAAAGTAAGGTCACCGTTGTTCATCATCTGAGTTCCGCTGGCTACAGCCGCACCAGACGCGGTTGTTCCCGTGGCAGAGATGTCTACGTTAATATCTGGATCACCGCCTGTTGGCACTTCTGTACAGCCAAACTCAAGAAGGATAGGAATACCATTAACTTCTTTAGTCAGTTCAGCAATGTACGCATTGGCAGAAGTTCCAGTTCCGATAATACGATCGCCTGTAGCCGATCCAGAGTACCCACCATGAAGGTCAATAAGGATAGTTGTCGTGATTGTGCCACCAACTTTACTGACAAAGATGTTTGTTGCTGCCGATGGGACGCCAGAGCCAATAGCATTTGGCACGATACCAAAAATAGTAGCACCCGTATCTAAACTGGCGTTATTTGCACCTGCGGCTGTGCCTGTGCTTGTGTCAACGACATTGTTGCCCGTGGTGGCAATCGTCTGTAACGCAAATTGTGAAGGTGTAATTGCACCAGTTGTTGTGTTTTTGGTGACTTGCTGGAAGCCGTTTTGGGAGCGTACTGCTCCTGTAAATGTAGTTGTACCCATGGTAATCTCCTGTCTGGGATAAGTCAGCTTGCGCTGTCAGGATTAAAAGTTGAGGGAGAGCAAAAGCTCTCCCCCGATAGTATTATGCACCTTCAGTTCCGAAAATACCACGCCAGTCAGTTACACCAAAGCTGTAACGCTCGCGAACTTTGTAGCGAACATTGCCAGTCTCGAAGTCACCTTCCATACCTTTTTTCAAAGGTGAACGCTGGAACATTTTCAGACCATCAGGAACATCCGTCTGTACGAAGAATGCATCTGAGTCAGTTAATCGACGCATCACATGGTATCCTTTTGGAAGATAACCACCTGATTTGATTGCGTTGATATCATTGTCAGCAGTTCCAGTACGAAGCTGTGATTCCAACAAACGCTCTGCGGTGAACGCATAGGCAGTTGGGATGATCAGCTGTGTACCTTGCGCAGCAATCCGAAGACCACGATCGTCTTTCATATCAGAGATGTTGATAAGAATTGACTCAAGTGAAGTCTCAGAAAGATCTGCCGCTGTTGCTAATACATTCGACTGTGGGCCGTTTGTAGTAACGTGAGCTGCACTAAGCATTGAAACACCATCACCACCCAAGTGACTTGCACTTTGAGCATTGTTCAAGACATTCGCAGCTTTGATCTCCTTAGTAGAAGACATCGAGCGAGCGAGAGCTTTGGTGTAACGTGAAGCGATTGAGCCATACTGGCCATCCTCTTCAGCTTCCTCAGTGATTGAGAATGCCAAAGCAATCGTTTCGTGCTGATAACGAGCTGTCCATTGCTGGCTCCCGATATCATACGATACAGCCGCACCTTCATCTTTAGTTGGTGCAGACCCAAAGCCTTGAAGCATAAGATCTTCTTCATATGCTTTGTTTGAAGTATTGGCAGAAAACACCTGCGAATACTCTGGTGGATAGCTGTCGTACTCAAGACCGAAAAGAGTATTCAGTCCTGGCTCAAGCATGGAAGCAAATTGTGCTCTATTCATAGCCATTGTTTATACCCTCCTATATACCAGCAATGTTCGCACCAAGAAGATGCTCAGTAATTAAGACCTCCATGATAGCGTTCGTGCCGAATGCGTTGTCTGGAGCTTCATAAACAGCGAGAATCTTACAGGAAGCAAGAGTTGCCGCCATTGTGCCGCTTAATTCAAATCCAGATTGACCAGTCACAGTAGAACCAGCACCAGCAACTACATCAGCGCAATTGCCGATATTGGTCTGGGCAGTTGTTCCTGCGGACTGAACTTTAAACACAGTGTATGGATCATCGTACACATATGCTATGATGTCTGTAGCGACTGTGCCTGAAGGCCAGTATTCACTATAGACGTAACTGCCATCTGCAGCGGTATAAGATACCCCACCAAAGACACCAATATTATTGGCCTCTCCAGCTGTATGCGGAGTAAGCAAACCACTGTTAATCAAGACTACAAGATCACCCGTAAAGATGTTCTCTGCAAGTCCTGAAGCAATAGTGTACTTATTCGCACGAGGTGCATTACCACTCATATGGCGAATTGGGACAAACCCAAAGGCTGCATCAACATTAGCCATTTATTCGCTCCTTTCAGCGTAAGTTTAATCGTCCATAACAGAGAGATCTCTGCCACGGGTGTTAGAAGACTTCCGAGTTTGATAAATCGGTTGTCCTGAGTTTCTTCCTAACGCATCTAGGTCACTTGCAATTGATTGATTTGCTTCAACGCTTTTGTTGTTGTAATAAGCCTTCATCTGCTTATGCACTTCAACAGGCATTTCGCAGAGTAACATTCCCTCAATTCCAATTGACCCTGCCCACTGTCCGTGATTGATCGTCGGAAACAACGAGTCCTTCACACTATCGGCAGAGCGTGCACTCCATCCTTCACGCATACGTTTGTACACATTGTCTGGAGTCTCTTTCCCCTGAATCGAGGTGGCAATCCATCGTTGAGTGTACCCAGGACGAGCCTCGGGAGCATCCAACAATGATGGTGGTTTCCATGCGGTATCGGGACGAGCTTGTTCCTCACGCGTAGAGTTTCGAGTTTCGTTTGCGCGCACGTTTCTTTTCTCAGTCATGACTGGTTCCTCTGCTGACGTTTAATTTCAGCTTCATATTGTTTAAGACTTTTTTCGTCTGTAATACCAAGTTCACGAGCCATCCTAAGTTGATCCTGCGACATCCGCACTCTATTGCCCTTGTAGGAGGAACCACCTGTAGTTGGTGCAACTGGTTGTCTACTTTTTGTTCTTGTCTTACTTGGACTTGATCCAGAGTTTAGCTCAGGGAACACAGAAAGTAAACGCTTATTCAGAACTTGGTAATATTCGTCGGAATCCTTGTCGTATCCCTCCAAGTCTAACTGAACATCTATTGAACGAGCCATTGCTGTTTCTCGTTCAAAACCTGACGAATTAAACCAGCGATTGCTCTCCCACCAACCCATAGCTTTTTGAGGTGCTGGGTTTTGAACAGCCTGTTGAGCACGACCAACCGTTGGAGATGCAGCCTGTTGAGAGCGTTGTTGCTTTTGCATTTCAGCAATCCGCATAGACGCACGCATGTCAGCCATCTGCTCTTGGAAATTAACCTGAGCTTCAGTATCGCCTTCTTCCACTGCTTTGGTCAATGCTGCCTTAGTTTGAGCATAGCGTTGATTGAACGCTTTCTCATTACTTTGAACAGACCCTTGCTCTAATCGAGCCAACCTTGCATTGAGCTGTGAATTTTGCTCTTGCATTTGCTGAGTTTGGATCTCAGCTTGCCTACGTTGGTCAACGAGTTTTTTAATCCTCTTTTGAACTTTGGGGCCATAATCCGCTTCTTGGTTTTCGTCCGCTGCTTTTTCTTCTGCAACGTCTTTGGCCTCTTCAATAGGATCATCGGTTATCTCGATTTGAAAATCTTCAGGTTGTCCTTGTGCCTTTTTGATTTCGTCTTCGATTTCTTGAATTGCATCTTCATTTGCCATGGTAGCGTCCTTCCAAGTTATTGCGCTAAGTAAGCGGTGACATCGACATCTTCTGGGAGAATAGACGTTAGTTCATCGTCATTCAATAAAAGAAATCTTACACCATTGATTGTTATCTTCTGGCCTGCATATTTGCCATAAGTAACTCGATTGCCGATTTGTGGAATATTCATCTTCCACGAACTCCCAGTGTCCCGATCTTTAAACGCAAGATCTCCCATATGAGCAATTCGACCGTGAGCAGTTAAATACTCCTCATTGTCTTTAGAGATGGAGGGCAGATGTAGCCCACCTCTCGTCTTCATTTTAACTTGATGGGGTTGGACTAGGACTTTCCAATTCAATGGAATCGGAAGGCTTTGCGAATCTACTGTTGCGCCTGTGGATTCGTCTTTGTACTCTTTAGCATGTTGATGAGACATGTTCATTCATCCTCTTCGTTGATTCTATTTAATGTTTCACTGATAATCTCAGAGGCTTGTTCTAGGCCTTCCGCAATACCAACGTTCTTTTGGTATGTCCCAAAGTCAGATATCCGACCTTGGACCATACTCTCAGCTATCTCTAGCCGCTTCTCCTTTAGATTCTTTTTTATCTTCTGGAGAAGGTCGCTTATTGTCATTCTTGACACCTCCTGACATGGATACGCCAGTGACGAGAATTGTCACGTCTTTTGATTCATCTGACATTAGTATCCTTTCTTTTTACCCATAGGCTTTTTCTTCATGCCCATTGGCTTCTTTTTAATTCCCATTGGTTTCTTCGCACCCATTGGTTTCTTTTTGCCGTACATTTTTCGGCCTCCTTTCAAGAGTTGGTTAAATCCCGTTCTGTTCATTGTGGAAACATATCTTTCACTAGTCTGTCCTGTCCAATGGTGTCTCCATTTATATCTGCCTTGAAGCTTCCATAAATTTTTTCCCAAAAATCAGTATCATCCCACTCATCCCCATCAAGGCCAAGAGCCTTCCCAACTTCTGGGTCGCCCTCACCCTCGATAAGATATCTGCCGAAAACTTTTTCGTTTTTCTTTGTAGCTGAATCTGTTTCTTCAATAAATTTTATCATTTGATCATCACTATAGCCGAATTCATCCTGAAGTTCATCTAAGCGTTCAGCCATTTCATTATTAGGAGAAAGCATATCTAATTCATCTGCATCTACAGTTTTCTTTTTCAACTCAAAATATTTTTTCGCTTTATTAATTTCCGATGAAAATTCAGCAACAATCTCTTTCATTGGCCGAACTCTGCGTGCTTTCTCTCCAAACCCTGTTATATCCATCAAGTCATTAATTACACCAATTCTTGCAGGCTGTCCTACATTTTTCACAACTTTAGCAACAGATTTAGCAACTTTAGCAACAGGCACTTTAGCAATCCGCGAAGCTGGGATTACATCGTCTATAATTTTACCAACAGGCAGATCACCCAAGGCTCCTGCTACGATAGGTGCTGCGACTGCTGCTGTTCCTGCCTGAGTTAGAAAATCTCTGCGGTTGACTGTTGGGACATCCTTCTGCCCTCCATACTTTTCTTTAAATAGAGCTGGCAGTCCAGTGTCTCCTGATAAATATGGATTGTCTGGATCATTTGCTCGCTCTATCATTTTTTGAATAACAAAGGCTTTGTCTTCTTCTTTCATGTTTGATGGATACCCTGTTTCTTCCCAGCGGTTTGCATCTTTCCGTTTAGTCATAGATGAATCTAAATCGTAAATCTCGTCTCCGAATGAAGTTTTATTTTCTGTAGCTTTTTCAATTAATCCATCTCGTTTTGTTTTTAGCTCTATGTCGCTCAAAGCACCTAAGTTGTCTTTGAAGCTCGATAGTTTAGAACCGATCGACTTTAAGAAGTCTCCTGCTGGCTTTGTTAATAGCTTTGCTCCTGGAAGCATCTCTAAAGCTGACAAGCCTAAGTCAAGAGAGCCTTCAAGATATCTGCCTTGGCTCATGGCTCTTGAGCCTTCTTGGACAGCAAGAGGTATTGCTGCTGGAGTAAGATCAATCAGCCCGACATTGTCAACAAGATTATCAGCACGAGCGTCTCCGAGGACATAATTAATCCCTCTGTCGTCAGCACCTAAATATCTGAGCGCACCACGCAACTTGTCTCTATAAGTCGCACCTCCTAAGAATGAGCTCTCTGGCGTAACTGTGAAGAATTCAGCTTTGGCTGCAGCTTTCTTTCCCTCGTCGAAATTAAGAAGACTTTCACCTCCTCCTAAAGCACCGCCACCTCTAAATGAAGAAGATGATTGTGGTCTTGGATCAGTTGCCATTAGGCTTGGCCTCCTGAAAGCTCACGAGCCAATATCTTTAAAGTCTCAACGAAGCTCTTGTCAAGCTCTTTTGCTGCTTGTGCGAATTTCTTGGGAGAGATCTCGTCCGAATCAATATTCCTACGCTTGAGGAAGCTCTTTGCGGCTCTGATCTCTGCTTGTGCTACTTTTTTAATTGCTGCTCTTGCCATCACCAAGCCTTACACGACCAATATCGTGCCTTTGTTTTAGGGCCAGGATTGTCGCAATTATGCCTTGATCTGAAATTGCTCCTGCGGCCTTTTTGATTCTTTTTAATACGCATGTTGGGGTCACCGAAAGTTACACGCTTTATCTTATCCCCATCGGTAACATATACAACCGATTTCTTTTTGCCATAGCTGGTTTCACCCTTGCCTATTCTGCGAGGACTGTTCAGCTTAACACTTTTGCCCTTGTAGGTTGCCATTAGGCTTTAGCAAACTTCTTAGCTGTAGCCGACAGATCCTTCATGTGGACTAAAAACTTGCTGGAATCAGTGTGCTTTGCGCCAGACATAACTTTGCCCTTGGCATTCTTGTGGGTAGCACCCTTGTGCTCTTT